CTTCTACACTTGCGTCAACGGTAGGGTCTGGATTTGGCGTTGTCAAATCATTGACGACAAAAACAGAAATGGTCCCATTACCAAATACTTCTTGCAGTACGGCGGGCGCCGTAGGCCCCGTAGCAAAAGAAGGAATAGGCAAGCCATCTCTCAACTTCATAGGGTTCCTCACAGGCAGAAAAGAATATTCTCTGCCCCAACCAACCTTAAAAGTGAAATCGCGCATGTCAGCAATGTCTACTATACGTGTGTACATGGTATTGTAGCCTGTCGAAAAACCACCACCATCCAACGAATGGGGGTCCCAAACTATACGCAACCTGCCACGATGGAAATTTGAAGAGACTACCTGGAAACGAAATTCCATTGAGCCCCCCCAATAAGAAAAGGGCAAAGCTACCATGCCAGCTGGTATGTTGTGATACTCGGTGTTTGCACCACTCCCAAAAGTTTGATAAACAGTTGGCATAACCTGTGTCTGAAACAGTTTCGTGCCGGCGCCTGACTCGGGATACCCCGTGGTGTTCCACACAAACGTGGCGTAGTATGACTCACGCTTAGCTATGTCGACAAGGCCCATCTCGTCAGCAGAGCTAACGCCAGTTACACCAGGATCGACAGTGACCTCTTGTTTCACATCCAGTGACAACTTCTGCACGGCCTCTGGAGTGTTCACGTTAGCAAGTCCGCCAATGTACCTAGGCAAATAGACCCGTATGGGATCTATCGTCATGGGTCTAGAAAACCCAAACAACTTGCCTATATCGCCGACGGCGTGTGCACCTATCTGTGTGGCCCTCGCAAACCTGCCTATAACTGGAACACTCGAAAGACGCCCAGCAACTCTGGCTACTGCGGATGCGACGGCGCTCACTGGAGAATCACCATACTCATCAGCTTCTGGTTTGACTTCCAGACACTGGGGCCCGATAGTCACGGGGTTGGAGGCTGTAGGAACAGACAACTCAACGCCCTCTGCCCATGCAAAAACCGATAACGTGAGCTCTTGGCCAACACCAGGAGTCACGTTGACGTTCTTAAGTTGGTTAAGTTGTCTCACTTCTACCACACCCATTTCAGCCCACTGTGCCTCGGGCACTCTCAACGCATTCTGATAGTGCACAAAAGGTACACATAGAGTGCCACCTTGGCATTCAGTGGGATTGATGTATATATGAGGTCTCTGACTAGCGGATATTGAATCAACCGCAATATTAAGCCCCCTGTTTATAGACACCTGGTCGTAATCAGGCAACGGATTGTACGAAGCTAAAAGACGCCCGTAATAAAACCCGTTGCCATTTATCACGAACTTAATACACAACCTACTGCGTAATAAGTTGAAATTGGCCAGTCTGTTCACATTTTTACTATCATTGTAAAACAGCGACCATGGATCAAAGCTCTCGGAAAACGCCATACCAGGCGCCCAAGAATATTCTTTGATCAATATGGGTCTTTCAAGAAAAGAACCCAAAGTGGCGTCAGTAGTGTCAGCACAAGCCCTCGTCGGATCATCCGTCCCATCGACCGTGTAATCAAACGCGGGATTGGCATCCATGAACTCGACATTCTGGCTCGTAAGATTTGCTGCACTACGACTCGTGGAAAAAGTTTCACTGGACTCCGGTTCCACTACCAAAGCCTCAGGTGAGCCTCCAATACTAAAAACGGCGCGCTCACTTGCGCCACCTTTAGGCGGGTGTACCCCCGCATAGTCCATGGAATCTCGTCCAGGGCATAGACCATAATTGTATTCATGCATGGTCCCTAACACTGTAATAAAACAAACGTCGGCAAGCTGTACTCTCAGATCTTCTCTGTCGTTGAGAGCATTCAGGATCGCCAATCCTATATTAACATACAATAGTATACAAACGACACCAGTTTAAGGCCCTGGAGGCCGTGCTAATTTATAACTCAATTAAATTGAGCCCGGAAAGTGTCAGCTCACCTTCTATCCGGTCTAAGTCAACAACATACCGTCGCTGGATGGCCGTCTCCCAGGAAACGAAATCACCCTCAAATCGCGACGCAATGCCTGACTTCAACGTGATCTTCCCTTTCTTAATTTTCTTTTCTATAATAAAGGATTGACTGAAAGACCACAGCCGTGGCACCAAGTCTTCATAGACATGATGCCCATGTTGCACCAATTCGTGCAACGCCGACTTAATTAACCCTGTGTAGTGGTCACAAATGTCGACTTTGCCAAAATCGCCCCACACAAATGGCTTGAATATTGAATCCATAGCCAATGGTGCCAAACACATCACAACTTGCCTGTCAGCTGGCCTAACATACAAGTGAAACTTGCGCTTGAGAAAGGTGAAATTGGTAGCGTACTCAGTAACGCTCTTCCCTTTGTCAGAGCCGGTGATAACATAACCAAGTAGCCCACCATAATAGATGGTGGCGGGCTGATTTATTGGAGAGCCCTTTTCCACTCTAACCACTACATCATCACCATATGCCACTATGCGGCGCAGATCAAACTCCATATCTGACGCTGTCAGTGTGGAATAATCTCTCGCATAGTCCTCCATGTATTTGCCATGTAGCACATCATACCTGATCATGGCATGAATTTGACAATTAATTATCATGTTGGCCACACAATTAATAATGGTGGTAAGCGGGTTGCCTGAGGTGTTGACGCCAGCCAACCGTACCACAGTACCCAACATCACAACCGACGGGTTGCATAAATCGTAGGCTATTGAGCTCATGACCGCACGATCCTTATCGCTGTAATTCAGGAGGTTCGACAGATTGATGATAATATTCATCACTGCCGATAACAGGCCGCCTGAAAGACTCAAGTCGAAACCACTGTAATCCGTAGCCACAAAGGCACTGGCTTCCACCTGATCAAGATATAACGGTCCCTCTATGTCCCCGTTAACTAAACTCTTCATCATGTCGAGGTAGTTCATCGTGGGGTCCATACCCACGGAATGCCCGCAAGAGAGCGGATTGTACCCCAGTAACACCAAAATGGGTTGGAAATACATCCTAGTGAGAATATTGTCAGCCAACTCACCGTTCATGATATGGCGCGGTGGTTTAGGACGGCCGTCGTCCTGTACGGGCAACACCTCGTCCTTGGGACACATGAAGTTCATTGAAAACCCAACTTCACCCTGTTCACGCCTCTCCTTGAGCTCTCGCACTCTGTCCATTATCTCCATAGAGATAGCGTTATCGTCCTTAAAGCAAGTAAAAAACCTACCGTGTTCGGGGGAGAAAACCTTGGACAGATATTCTGATTTTGAACCAGGATACGAAGGGCCCACCGAAGTATTTAGAGGTATGGCCGAACCCAAATTAAACCTAGCACTACTTTGCGAACTAGACAGCCCATCTAATGCTGCCTGCATCCCCAGAACCTCCATTGCTGCAAGGCCAGGGTTGGACGCAATGACTTCAGAGCATGCTTGAAACAACCTGTGCCCAACTAAGTGTTGGGCCTGACGGCGTAAATGTACATCGTCAGGCCGGTCCAAG